GCGTTGACGTAAGTCCGGAAAAAGAGGGTCGTTTTCGCGCTAGGCAAACGTTTATAAGATCCTCTAAGTAGTGCGCCATTTGCGCCATTTGCGCCATTGGCGCTCGGTGCAGATTGTAACGGGTGGCCATCGCCACACTTGGCGAAATTGGGTATTGGCGCAGTTGTTGGCGCAGGGGTGCGCCTTTTGCGCCATTTGCGCCCCGCCCCCCCCCCCAGTTCGGGTGATTTTGCGCCATTTGCGCCAATACTGCGCCAACATCTGCGCCAATACCCCGTCGGACGGAAATGGTTGTTGTGTCGTGTGTTCGGTCATCTGGACCCCCCGAAAATAGCGCAAATGGCGCAAATGGCGCACCTCTAGGATAGAAATTCGATCGCGGAGGTCGCGATCCAGACCTGCGTCTTTCCGTCCTTCGGGCCGGGTTTGACACTTGCGAGCCCGGTCCGCGCGAGACTGGCCAGTTTGTCCTTGTACAGCTCAGCCGACGCCCGGCCGCAAAAAACCTGGCGGCGAATCTGGGTCAACGTCAGCCCCTCCGGGCCGGCATCGCGCAGGGCCTCAAGGAGTCGTTCGGCGTCGGGGTCCCCCATCGAATCGCCGAAGACGTAGGACGCCGATTCCTCGGAGTACCGCCAGACCTCGAGCCCCGCGGACAGATGTTCCACGGTGATCCGCCGGGACTGGTCGAGGATCGCGTAGATTGCGGCCAGGCGCATCACCTGCGCCTCGGCCCGGCACGTCACGGCCCCTAACAGCCCCGGCCTGGGGTCCGAAAGCATCGGGTAGACCGACTCCCACACGGCGTTGGCGGCGGCGTCACGGAGCAAGGGAACGCCATCCCCGAAATCGGTCTTGCCGAACACCGCGGCATCGCGGACGGAATTCACAACGTCGGTGAAATTGACCTCGTGAATCCGGCCCCCGTGCGGCAGGTATTGCGAGCGGCGGGCGAGGACCCACAGGAACCGGTTGGCGAACCCGTTGGCGGCGTCCGTCCTCGAGAGTTTTTTGGCGAGGTCCTCGATCGTGATATGGCCGATCACGGAGATATGCGCCCCGGTCGATTTTGCCGGCGAATTTTTGGTCGAGCTCGCCAGCCGCCCCGAATCCCACCCTTGCCTCAAAACGTCGGACAGGTTATTGCCGTCTCGGGCCATCACGCCGAGTGTCCGGCCGAATTCGGTTTCCACAAACATGGCCCGCTTGTCGCTCACCCCGGGGTCGATTTCCTGGTCGGTGAACCCGTCACCGGCCTTGACCCGTCGGATGATCGGGTCCCGGACGGTCCAAATCAGCCCCTCGCCCGAGCTCAGCCCGTGCATGACCTGGTTGTCGGCCCAGTCGTGATCACACTGCCCGAGAATCCAGCGAACGTTATCCCACGAGGTTCCCTTGCGCGCCTTCGAGGAATTCCCGACTACCACCGCGTAAAGATTGAGCGAATGCCGGGTCGATTCGACCCGCCAGTGCGGGTCGCGGCCGATTACCGACCCGAACCCGACCAGGAATTGCACGAGGATGGCCGCCGCGTCGGCCTCGGTGTGCGGCGCGATCAGCCGGATGATTTCGCCGGCGACCCCGTGATAGGCGGCCTGCGAAAGCGGCTCGGGCCAGGGTCGCAGGTTCGTGCCGGTCTCGTCGGCCGATTCCACCAGTGCCGGGCCGAGCCGGCGCGACACGAAATCCGCGATCTGATCGGCGGTCTTGCCATTACTGAGGACCTCGCGGCGAATCTCGTCGGCCCCCTCGAGGATCGCCCGTTTTCGCGCATGCTCGCGGACGATCTCGGCATAATAAACCGCATCGGCGGCGACCGTGACGGCATGGCCCCGTTCGATCAGCTCGGCAAGAAATTCGATCCCGCGCAACGCCTCATGGCGGTTCCGGTGGTGCAAATCTTCCTCGACCGTGGCCAGGCAGATTTTCGTCCCGGCCGCGTGCAGCTCGAGGATGTACCCATAAAGTTCGGCATGGCCAGCGCGGAAAAAGGCGTTGGGGTCGGGCAGGATTTCCCGGACCCGTTCCACGAACGGCGCACCCGCGAGCAACAAGGCCCCGAGCAGCCCTTGCTCGATCGGGATCGAATGCGGAATCCGGTCGGCACGGTCGAGCTCGATCGGCGGCCCGACAATCCGGCCCGGCCCGTTGTTTCCGGTCGGCGGTAGCGCGCTCACGCGGCACCCCCTTTCCGCCGTGGGAAAGAGGTACGGTACGCGCGGCGAACCGGCGACCCGTCAGGCTCGAGGACGCAATAGACGCTCGTCAGCGGCCTGGTCGTCCAGTCCGGCCAGACGCGCGGGTCCCAAAAATTGCAAGAGGATTCCGGGAAATTGTCGGAATTCTCTTTCGCCTGCGCAGCATCGCGCATACAATCATGCCGTGAGGTCTCAGACATGGGGTCCTCACCCGGATCGCTGGACAACAGCCGCCAAAAGCCATCGCCAGCGATGCGGCCAAAGGGTTGAAAGACTCAGGCCAGGCCCGTGGAAACTTGCAAGGTTCTACGGGCCTGGTCGTTTCTACTCCTGAAATGGAAAGTTTCCATCCACGCTCCGGAACCGGAACCGAAGCGAAAACCGACGTCGACACCCTACCGCGCGGGGTCCTCGGCGGCAACGGCGCGACAGGGTATCGAGACGCTGACATAATGGTTAAGTAGCCTGGTTTCGTCGGCCGTTACCACGTTCGACGCGCACAACCCGCAACGTAGAACCGCGATCCTCCGGACCTGGAATCGACCCGTCGGCCCGATCGTCTGGTCGACCGCCGCGAGGATTTCCGCGATGTCGCCGGGACAGGCCCCGGCCTCGTCCGGAATCGCGACCGTTCCGCGATCCAGGACGGCGAGCAGCTCGGAGTGCGTCACGATTGGTCCTCGATCTCGATCTGGTGATTCGTCGTCGCGGCGTCGGAATACGCCCCGGGACGGGGCACGGGGACTATCTCGGGACCGCTCAGCGGCAGCACGGCCTGCCGAGGGTCCAGGAACAGCGTGATCGACTCGTCGACGATCCGCTCGAGCTCCTTGCAATCGCGCAGGTCTTGACCTCGCCGCGACCGGAAATAGTCGCGTTGCAACCTGCGCATATCACGCACGAGGCCCGCGAACCAGAGCAGACGATTCAAATCGGCGGCCTCGGCCGGCGTCAGCTTGTTGTCGGACACAATGGTTCCCCCCTGTTGTTAATGGTTAAAGAGGTCGGCCCCCGTCAACGACCGTCAGCAGCCGATAGTGGCTCGGATCTCGGCGCGGTGTCCAGAACTCACGCCAGGCATGTCCCATAAATATCCGGCGAGGGGACCGTCGTCTTCAGACGACGGGGGAATCGCCGCCTCCGAACGAAGATAAATCGAAACATTCCTTGCTGACCGGGATGTCCCCCGGTACAGTACGCCCGTTCTTTGACAACTTGCTGTTGCCGGTTGGCGGGGGAAGGCCCCGCCGTAAAACAGTAACCAAGAACAAAGTCACGGTCGTACGCCTTGGTAGCCTGACTGGTACACGGTGAGTCGATCGCATCGACTCGTGCTCTTCGAGCATCCAACCCAGTGGGAGCCTCGGGTCGGCTCTGAATTGCATCCCCCTGCGGTTCCGGTCTCAGACCGGCCAGGGTGGAGATCCCCAGCCCGAAAACGGCTGGCTGGCCCGGACTGGGCCAGTGGGAGGTAACGTAGCGGGTTGCCGCATGCGTCTCCCAAGAAGCCGTCCCTTTCAAGGGACGGAGTAGTCACGAAGATTCTGGCGGCCAGGGCGTTGCTCGTGTGGCTCACGGCTCCGTCGTACGTGTCAATGGCGGCGATGTACTCCTGCATCCAGTTATCGAAGACGATGAACTCGTCCAAGGTCACCCTCGCTTATTTTTGGCGGGAAGATTGCGAATAGATCACAACACGGCCATCGTCGGCACCCTGGCCGAGGCCGAACACGACCCCGTCGACCCGGTAAGCCCGGCCCCGCTCGAGCTGCGGGATAAGACGGCGTTTCGCGCTCGTCTCGGCTCGAGCGGCCGACAAATGGTCGGCGGCAGCGGCATTGTAAGCGGCCTCGAGCTCGGCCGCGTCGGGCACGAATCCCTCTTGCGCCGCGATCCAGATTGTTGCGATCTCGAACGCAATCGCGCCAAGGAACAGGGCCTCGGCCCTGGCCTCGAGCCATTCTCGAGCGGCCTCGAGCAAACGCGGCGGGGCCGGCGCGACGGCCGGCCCCCCGAACATCAGGTTGAGTAGCGATCGAAAGCGCGGTTTCAACTCACGGCCCCGTTGGTGGTCACGGTACGCTACACAGGATATCCCACGCGAAGGCCAGCGCGGCGGCCACGGTCGGCCGGTCCCAGGAAACGATCCGCACCGGCCACCGCCGGGTTCGGCCCTCGGCCTGGATGGCCTTCATCAGACCCGCGCGGCCCCGGTCCTCGGCGGCCAGCCAGCGGTAAAAATCCTTGCCGATCGGGCTATCCTGGCCCCATTCGGCCGGGATGCCATCGGTGCCGTCCTCGACCTCGGCCTCGAGGACCTCGGCGGCCAGCTCGGCCGGCGGGGCCTTGCACACCCTGGCCTCGGCACCGGCCGGCGGGGCATACGTCGGCACCCCGTCGCGGTAGAGGTAGCGACCGACCCCAAAGAGCACCGCGGCCCGTTTGAGCGCGTCGGAATGCCCGCTCTTGTCGTCGTCGCCAGCGTCCGCCATGCCGGCGAACCCCCCGGCGTCGCACTTCGTCACGGTCGATCCGTCGGGCAGCCGGACGGTCAGCGCGCACAGCACGGACGCCCCCCCGGCCGGGCGGTATCGGTTCCACCAATTTTCCGGGCCGAGAACGGCGTCGAGGCGGTTCATCACCGTGCGGGCGGTGACATAGCTAAGCTGCCGGCCAGCCTGGGTGCGAACCTTGACCTCTTTCGGATCGAACGGGGCGGCGAGGGCGGCCCAGAGCTGAGGATGCTGCGTTGACATGCTTGGAATCCTCTATCAAGGCCCGGCCGAGGTTCCGCGAACCCCGGCCGGGGGCCGTGGGTTCGGGGTCAGAACGTGCAGTAATCGGGGTCGAGGTCATACCAGGGACGGAGGTCCTCGCGGGCCGTCTCGGGCGACGGGGTCCAGGGGTCGTCGTCGTACCCGGCCAGGCACGGCGAGGCGGCCGGGTCGGCCTCGGCATCGGCCCAAAATGCGTCGTCCGCCAGAATCGCGGAGACAGCGGCGACATCTTCGATTAGACTCGACATCGGAAACGGGACTCCCATTTCGCTTCCACCGGCCCGAGGGGTGTTGACACCACCCATCGGGCCACTTTTTTTCCCCCCGGCGAGCCGTTCTCGACCGGTCAGGAGAATAATAACCGATTGATACTGGATGGCAATAGAGGAATGTAAATTTTGTGGGGTTATCTTGCCAACCGCAATAACACCGGATACGATCATGTGTGAAGCGGCCAATTCCTGGGTTACAATCCATTCCGCGTCGATGGGAGAAAGAGTCATGCTCGAGGCTTTGACGGTGGGCAGACCGAAGAAAAAACTTGTCGAGGGCGCATCGGCCCCCGTGGTCGCCAATGTGGCGATCCGGGCTACGGTGGATTGGATCGCCTGGCTTGACCGCGCCGTCGAGCATTGCCGCTCAGACCGTTCGAAGCTCCTCGATGCGGCGGTCGTCGCGTATGTCCGCGCTCAGGGGTTCACCGAACCGGCCCCGAGACGGAGTCCCTGACCATCGGCTGAAGACACTCCTTCGGGAGCACCAGTTTCAAATCGGGTTACGCAAAGGAGCGCGAAGTGAATGAGGACCTCGGCGTCTGTTGCTGCTGCGGCGGAACGAGGCGCGTCCGCAATATCGTCATGCTGCATCGCAAGGCCCCTCGACCGGGAACGGGTTGGGGATGCCTGGTGTGTGGTTTACCACCGGACGGCGCTATCTATGTGGCTTGTGACCGATGCTTGCGGAAACACGTCGAACCGAAAGAGGTAGTTTCCGGATATCCCCGGGAAAACCAGCGAATCCCGATCGATGACCTCTCGGCCGAGATTTTCGATCACGATATGTCACGACATGCCTGATAACGTGCTCGTCGTCGAGAACGACGGCCCCGAAATCCTCGCGACGAATTACTGGGAGCTGCCGGCCGCCGCGGCCGGCAAGTTCCTTGTATCGGTAAACGCCGGCGCGTTCCGACTCCTGCTTCCCCCGTCGCTCGCGCGGCTCGAAACCGTGTCCGATATGGCCTCAGCCGAGGGTGTCGCGATCAGCCGGGGACCCTGGCCAGCCGCAGATCAGGCCGATGCGTTCGAGATCGTGTTCGACGATCGGACCTCCGAGCCGTTCGTGCTCTACACGAGCGCGGCGGCGTTCGATCGGCTGCCGGTCGATGCCGACGCGGCCCGCGAGTGGCTCTTATCGGTCTGGGTCGCCGGCCCCCTACGATTGTTCGAGCGGCCCTGCCGGTACCGCCGCAGTCGGCGGTTGCCCGATCTGCGACGCTGGGACGATTAAGCTTCCCTCTTGTCAACGACCCCAAGACCCAAACCGAGGAGCAAGACCGATGAAGCGTATCGAGGACATGACCGAACCCGAGCTGAGAGCCTATTTCAAGCGTCTGGCTCGGATCGTCGAGGACCAGCTCCCCGCCGGGCCTGGTCCCCGGGGAAAATGCCTGTTTTTCTTGATCGTGACCGACACGATCGAGCCGGGGATCGGCCAGTATGTATCGAACGTCGAGCGATCCGGCGCGATCAAGCTGTTGCGCGAGACCGCCGACCGCCTCGAGAGCCGAGAGGACGTGACCAGGTAAACGACCGTCAGCTAAAGCAGACGGCTTTCCGGCTCACCTCGCGGGGGTCCGAATCCCCGGTCAACGGTGGCCAGTTCTGAGGCCGGTTTACAGACAGACGGCCCGGGGGGTCATTTTGTCCCCCCTTTGCTACGAGGCCGAGGCTTGTGGTTGAGAATGGACCACCCGAGGCGGGCCAACTGACGTTTCGCTTCGGCGGCGCGGTCGATGTCGCGTCGCTCCAGGGCTAGCACCATCTCGCCGAACCACGCGATCGGGCAATCCTCGAAACGATCGCGCGTGTCGTCATACGGACGAGCTGGGGGCATGTTTTCCGAGCCTCTGGTTCCTCGGGTTGCCGTCACCGTCGCGGCAACCACGACCTACCGGGGGCGTGGGGTGTGCGTGGGGTGTGGGGTGTCGCCGTAGCGCCTTGATTTGCAGGCTTCCACGAATAATACGTGGGGTCTTTTCGTGGGGTGTGGGGTTTAATCGTCGGCGCTGTCAATCCCGTCGATGTGCCCTGTCCGCCGGTCGTGCGTCCCACGCCGGGGAGTTCGGTCGGGGACCGACAGACGACTGGTGGCGAGTTCTGGCCGATATCCCGGCCGGCGACCCTGACGCCTTTTTCGCGGCGATCGTAGCGACCGGACGGTGCCGCTGATTCCCTCTTGCGAGCGTCCGCCGATCTGTTAGGTTGCGGCTCGAACCTTTCGTGAGGTTCGGGTGTTTCCGGCCCCCCGACCTCTGGCCAGCGGTCGGGGGGTTTCTTATTTCTGCGCGGCAGAATCGATACAACCTGAATTTTCGGCCAGCGTCGAGCCGATAGAATCGCGTGATACGCTTGAACGCGCGGCCGACCCCGCGCGTTCCCGTCACGCGAAGGAAACACACGATGCAAGCTCTTTTATTCCTGGCCCTGGCTAGCGTCCTCGGCCAGGCCAGCCCCCAAACAGCAGGGGCGCAGTACCTTCCCCCCGACCCACCGACGAAAAACCCCCCGGCGTTTGCCGAGGCACCGGCCCCGGCCCCTCGAGCAGCTCCCGGGCCTGCGGCACCGCAAGCGGCCCCGCAGGCGGCCCCGGCACCGGCGGCGGCACCCTCGCAAACCGTGCGAATCCAGCTCGCGGCCGAGCCGATCCCGTTACCGCCCCTGCCGCGGGAAATCCAGCTCCGTCTGGTGCTCGAGCAACCGGCCCCGCCGCCACCACCGCCGCAGACGATCAGTCTATCGATCGCCCCGCAGCCGCAAGCGCAAGCGGCCGCGGCGGCCCCGCAGACGGTCCAGCTCGCGGCGGCGGCCCCGCAGTTCACGGCGGCCATGCCGACCCTACAAACCGTGAGCTATCCCGGGCCGTTCCTGAACCTGGTGGGCAATATCGGCGAGGCAATGGCGCTGGCCAAACGACCCCGGGTCATCACCTACCTGGACGTCCCGCGGGTCCAGGTCCAAACGGTCGTCCAGGCCCCGCAGGTCCTCGCGACCCCGCAGGCGTATGTCCCGCGAAAATGCCTGGATTGGTTTCGCCCGTGACGACGGGCGGGACGACGGGGCCGGCCCTTTGCAGTCACGGGCCGGCCCCGTGTTTCAGGACGATACTGCGTTCCCTTGAAAGGGACGGCTTCGTAGGAGACGTGGCGATGGCGAGCGAACGAAGAAAGGGTAGAGCAGGGGGCGCAGTGGAGAAGAAGACGACGCAACCGTAAGCGACTGTCGCCTGAAGACGACAGCTTTCCGGCTCTCACGTTTCCCCGAAGGGAGGTCTCCGAGACCAGGGCCAGTTCTGAGGGCAGCTTACTGGTGCCCCAAACCAGGCGATTACTCGCTCGGCTGTGTCCGAAACGTCTCGCGACGTGTGGGATGCCCGTAATCAACAGTTCCTCCCCGCAGGGAGTGCCTTCGAGCAATGCCGCCAGACTGACCGGGATCGGCTCGGTTTGCAACTATTGTTTCAATATTTCAACACACCGGATCGGCGATTCCTCCGTCGCCTGAAAGCGACGGTATCCTCGCCGGACTTTTATGAAGGGAGCCTGACTCATGCCCGCACCTGATATCCCCGTCCCGGCGCGGATCGCCGCCTTGCCGTTCGACAAGCTGCGCGGCTTCCACGTCCCCTGGTTCGTCGCCTGGGTCGATGGCAAGCCCGAGTTCCGGGCCGCCGACTTCAAGAAGTTCAAGCTCGCCGTCAAGGAGCGACGGTGCTGGGTCTGCGGCGACAAGCTGACCCGGAAGATGACGTTCGTCGCCGGCCCGATGTGTGGACTCAACCTCACGTCGGCCGAGCCGCCTTGCCACACCGAATGTGCCCGCTACTCGGTACGGGTCTGCCCGTTCCTCACCCGCCCCGACATGGACCGGCGGGAGCGCGGCATGGAGAAGTATGAGACCTCCATCCCCGGCGAGATGATCAGACGCAACCCCGGGGTGGCGCTCCTCTGGACCACCAAGAGCTACACCCTCTTCCCCGACGGCAATGGGGGCGTCTTGCTCCGGATGGGCCCACCCGAAGCGCTCGAATGGTGGGCGGAGGGCCGCGCCGCCACCCGCCAGGAAGTCGAGGAGTCCGTGAGGACCGGGCTGCCGGCACTCGAGGAGCTGGCCCGGCTCCAGCCCGGGGCCATGGAAGTGCTCGCCGCCATGGTCGCCCGTTACCCAGAACTCTACCCGGCATGACCGGAAAGGGAGATAGTCCGATGCCCGTTATCAAGATTCTTCATCGCCTCCACTCACGGCTTCACCCCCTCCCCGGCCACCAGCTTTGCGACATCCCCGGCCAGGTCCGTGCGCGCATCGTCATAGCGTAGCACTGTTTTCGGGTCCGCGTGGCGAGAGAACTTCTGCACCGTGCGGATATTGCCGTTGGTCAGCTCGAGGGCTCGCGTGATCGCCTCGTGACGCAGGCCGTGGGGTCGGGTCGCTCGCGGCAAGCCCGCCTTGAGGCTCAGACCGTGAACGAGCTGATACACCCCGCTATCGGTCAGCCGCTGAAACAGCGGCCCGGGCCGCCGCCCTCGGCGGGCGACCCAGTGAACCAGCGCCTCGCGGGTCGGCTCGGGTAGCGTCAATCGGGTCGACTGAGTCTGACCCTTGCCGATGACCTCGACCCAGGCGGCCCCCTGGGTCAATTCCACGTCGGCCAGGTGGAGCGCCGCCAGCTCGCCCCGCCGCAAGCCCAGATCGTGTAACAGCCGGATCACGGCGAGATTCCGCAGGCCCCGCTTGCGGCCCGTCGCGGCGGCCTCGGTCGCGTATTGCAGCATCGCTTGCCAGCCCTCGGCCCCCGGGCCTTTTGTATCCCGATACGCTTGCACCCGGGGATTCTCGACGGCCAGCGTCCAGCTCACGATGCCGAGCGTCCTGGCGACCTTGACAACCGACCGCAGGGCGGCCAGGCGGCGCGCGATCGTCGCGCTTTTGAGGTTGCGGTTCACCATGTCGGCCTTGTAATTCATGCCCTCGAGGTTTGCGTTCCCGACGGGCAGATCGAGGAACCAGGCGAGCGCCTCGACCGGGGTCCGGAACCCGGCGAAGTCGGCGAAGTCGCGCAGGTCCTTTGCATACGCGTCGATGGTTCGCGGGTTCCTACCTGATAAAAATGCCTTGATGAGTTCTGAAACACCAATCCGCGCCGCCGGCACCCTCGGAACAACCCTCACAATCTCACCGTTTTTTTCCATGACTGCCCTCACACTTGCTTGCAAAAAACACTCGTTCACCCGGAAAGATCCATTATCATCTGACCCGAAAAACCGGTTGTCAAGCCCCTTTTTTGGTGTCAAAATGGTGGGTTATAGGAGTTAGGCAAAATGAGTCAACTTTGCGTTTCAGAGCCAGAAATGGCTGTTTTAACGGCGATTCGCGACGCCGCGCGGGCCTGGTCGACCCCAGAACAGCTCTCTTGCACACTTGGTATGCCCATCGAATCTGTCAAGCTGCTCACAGAGGACATGATCGATAGCGGTTTACTTGTCCCGTGGAATAAGTGGCTGACACTTTCCCTTGAATCTGCCGAGTCATTATGTGTGCAAATCGAGGATTACGGGATCGCCGGCCGGGAACGCTGGGTGCCCATTAACTCGGTCGGAAAGACCCCCCGCCGCGGCGGCCGGGGCGGTCGCGGCGACGACGACGACGACCAGGCCGAGCTCGAGTTCCGGCTCAGGTGGCTCGAGGCGAGGGACCCGTCGCCGGGTGATTACGCGGCGGCGAAGGAGTACCTCGAGAACCTGGTGGCCGAGATATTACACCGGCCGCGGAAGTGGGACAACGCGGGCCTCGGGACACCCAACGTCATACTGATCGGACCCGCAATTGTTTGGCGGGAAGCGCAGTCACCGAAAACGTGCTGGCGATGCGAGGGCCGCCACCTCGCGCCCAACGAAATCTGTTTGTGCTGTCTGAGATGGGGCATGGATAAATACCTGAACATTGTACGCCGTTATCGGCCAGACTCGAAGACCCATGGGACGCTACAAGATCACGACCCCGGCCGAGGACGTCATCCGTGACGCGCTCGACGAACGGGATATATTGATATTATGCGCATCACGGCGCGGTCACTCGACGCGCACCGTCGCGAGGACGTTCAAGGTCTCGCCGACATACGTACATCGATTGATCGTTAAATACCGCAAGTCCGTGTCATCGGATGAAACGGGAAAACGGTAATTTCCATCTATATAGTGTCGAAATAAAGAAATACTTGTGTTTTTGAAACGCACCGCGACCCCTCGCCATGGGGGCCGAAAATCCCGCGCCGTCGGCCAGGGGTGTACATTGTGCCATGGAGTAAATATGCCATGATGCGTGATTCCCTGGTCGAACAGCTCGAACGCGCGGCGCGAGTGACCGATCCGAACCCCGACGACGACGACGAAGAGGCCGAACCGGCCGAGGATGAAAGGGATATCGACGACGACGACGATGACGAAGAAGAAGAGGTACCTGATGAACCAGAATCAGAACCTGCCAAGCGCCCGCCCAAACCCAAACGCGCTGGCAAGCCCAAAGCCGGCCCCGGCCCAGCGGCCGGCGACCTCGGCCCGAATCCCGATATTCCCGCCCCGGCCGGAATCCTACCGGCCGCCGGCGACCCGGCCGGGAACCCCGGACATCTATCATCGATAACGGCCGGGAACCCCTGCGCGTCATTCCAGGTCGTCAGCTCATACGAGGATTCGATCATCTTTCAATATGTGGCCGAGGCCGCAGGCGAGAAGGCCCGGTTCTCGGCCGTGATCCCGTTCGAGCTGCCCGGCCGGTATCTGTTGACCCTGCTGCGGGCCAGGATGCCGGACGACCCTGGCCCTGCACGCCAGCGTGAGCCAACCTCGTGATGGCCTCGGCCTCGCTTCACGCGGGGCCGGCGTCGCGAGTGAGATGCCGCGCCGGACGTACGGCATTTCGTTTCGTCCGGCCGGCATTCGCACCGCACGCACACAACGGCGCAGGGACGCGAGAACCGGGACCGTTGTGTCCGACCGGCCAGGTCGTGGCGTGGCGCGGCCTGGTCGGCATTTATACGAGCAACAGGAACAGGAACAGGAACAGGAACACCGGAGCGGTCGACCAATCGCCGCCCCGGCAGCCGGCCGGGACCTTTTCGAGTGTCGGCCCGGCCGGCACTTATTCCGCTCCGCTGTGCGAGGTTCGACACGCATGCCCCGACCCATCCCCGAGGAATTGCCCGAAAATATTCGATACCGGCGACTCCCGGAGCGGGCCTTGCGGAGCGGCTGGCTGGTCGACGACGAGAAAAAGGGCCGGATCGTCGAGGAGCTGACAAAGCTGATTATCCGGCCCCCGGGCCGGACCATCAAACAATGCCCGCCCGACCCCGATCTGATGGTGCGGGTCGCCCGCACCCTGATCTACGCGGATGTTCGCCAGCAGCAGCTCGACCTGGCCCGGTCGCGGGCCGGCGGAACCAACATTCGCATAGGTGTCAATATCATCGCCGAGGCTAACGAACGCCTTGCGGAATGGCGCGCCGAGCGAGCACGAGCAGCACTCGAACCTGATTCGTGAGTGCTGGGACGACCCGGGTGGATTCAACCATGCCGTCCTCGGCCGAAAGAATTACTGGGCCGGTCAGATCGAAATCGCGGAATCGGTCCTCGCGCACCGCACGACGCTGGTCCAGGCGGGCAATCTGGTGGGCAAAACGTATGTTCTGGCCGGTATTTTGCTTTGGTATCTATACACACGCGATGATGCGATCGTTATTTCGACGGCCCCCACGCAGACACAATTAGAAGAGGTCCTCTGGAAAGAGGTCCGCTCGGCCTGGCGGAATAGTAAGGTTCCGCTCGACGGCCGGCTCCTGGCCGACCCCCAGAAAATCGCCCTGTCGGACACCCATTTCGCACTCGGCTATTCGACGACGAAAACGGAGCGACTCAGCGGCCACCATGCAAACAACCTGCTGGTCATCGTCGATGAGTTTTCGGGGATCGACCCCGAAATCGTCGAGGCCCTGGATTCGCTCGACGCGCATCGCACGCTGGCCGTCGGGAACCCGATCCGACCCGACGGGGCCTTTTACGAACGGTGCGTCTCAGCTCACGAGAACCCGCATACGAATCTCCTGATTATCCCCTCGACGGACAGCCCGGATATCGAGCTCGAACGCTCGCCGCGGGGCCTGGCCTCGAGGACATGGCTCGAGAGTGTCCGGGCCGATTACGGCGAGGGGTCGCACTGGTGGCTCAGTCACGTTCTCGCGCAGTTCCCGGGATCGGTGATCGAGGCCGTGATCCTGCCCGCGTGGCTCGACGTAGCGGCCCAGACCCGGCACCGGCGGGCGGGGCCGGCCCGGATCGCGATTGACCTCGGCGAGGGCGGCGGCGGCGATCAGACAGTCATCATCGTGAGGGACGACAATGGAATCCTGGCCATCGAGTACTCCCGGCACTGGAACCTCGAGACGACCGCCACCAAGGCGGCACTCCTCGCCCAGCGGTTCAACGTGCCCGGCTGGCGAGTGTCCTGGGACGCGGGCGGAATTGGTAGCGACTTTCTCAACCGGCTCGAGGCTGTGGGCCTTCACAGCGCGAATCCCTATCGAGGCGGGTCGGGGGGCAACGCCAAATTTGCCAACACCCGGACCTCGGCAACGTGGGCACTTCGAAAGCGGCTGGACCCCAAGCGAATGATCCCGGTCAACCCCAGCTCGCCGGTCCTCGTGCCGCAACCGCCGTTCGCCATTGCCCCGGCGCACGTGGCACTCATGCGTCGCGAATTGCAGGCGCTCCGATACGGCCAGGACGAGAAGAACCGGGTCATTCTCGAGTCCAAGGAAAGTCTGATTAAACGGCTGAAACACTCACCGGATTTCGCCGACGCTCTGGCCCAGTCATTCGCCTATTCCGCATAAGACATCAATTATGTCTTACTATTCGATCTTCGCCTCGGCCCTCGAGGACCTCGGCCCGTTCGAGTCGCTCGTGCTGTGGGTCGATATGGCCATACCGACGTTAGGGTACTAGGTCGAGTCAATAAAACCATGTCCGTCGGCACCGGCACCCGCTACCCGTATCGCTCGGTCGACAGCGACCCCGAGCCGCGGTACGAGCTCGCCGCTCCGAACCTGGCACGGATCACCGAGGAAATCCGCAACGGGCTGCCCAACGAGCGGCAGCGGCTCGGCCACGCCACCAAGAACCTCGATTTTTTCGAGGGCCGGTTCGACGCCTATCAGGTCCGGCCGCCGAACACGACGCAGGAAGGGCAGCGGTTCGAGCGGCACTCGCTCATGATGCGCCGAATTGTCTATATCCTCAGCGCGAACCTGTACAAGAATGGCCCGATCCGACGGCTGCCCGAGCACCCCCAGGCCGAGGAGTGGCTCGAGAATATTTACCGGCGGCACCTGATTGACGCACGCTGGCAACAGGCCGACCGGTTCACACTGGTTTCGGACGTCGCGGCGTTTCAGGCCACCGGCAACGCGGACCCCGATTGTCCCGTAAAAATTCAGCTCTGGGACGCGTCGAGTTTCACCGCCTGGTCGAGCCCCGACGACCCCACCGAGGTCGTCGCCGTGGCCACCCTGGACCGCTACGACGAACGGATGCGCGTGAAACTCTGGACCGCCGAGATTTTGCAGACCTGGCTATCCGACAAGATCCGGCCCAACCAGGTCAACGCCGCGAAGAATTACAAGCTGGTGAGTGAGGATGAGCACCCCTACGGGGTCATCCCATTCTCGTTCGCTCATGTCGAATTGCCGGTCAATGATTTCTGGAACGGCGGGTTCGGGTCGCACCTCAGCCAGGCCAACGACTCGGCCAATTTCTTGCTCACCCAGATCCACGACTGTGTCCGGTACAACCTGCGGCCGGTAATCACGGTGTTCGGCACCCGGCCTGGCTGGCGGCCCCGCGCTCCGATCATGCCCGGCGATATCTGGGACCCACCCCCCGACACCAGCGACGAAACCTCGAGCCACACACCCGACCCGCGAATTTCTTATCTCGAGTCGAACCCGGCGAGTGTCGCGGCGTCGTGGGACGACCTGCAACAGTACCTCGACCACACCCTCGAAATGGTCGGTGTCCCTCCCAGCTCGATCCGCATGGAACAGCGCTCGGCCATGAGCGGCGTCGCGATCGTCAGCGAACAGATCCCGATCATTTTGTGGGCACTCTCCCGGCAACGGCCGTTTAGCCATTACGAGGACCGGCTGGCAAAGCTGGTGCTCACAGTCGGGGCGGCGCATCTGGCGGACAATGGCGTGTCGGCCGGCGAGCTCGAGGCCGCGGCGGCCGACCCGGGCCTGGTGCTCAACTGGCCCGAAATGTACCCGGACTTGCCGGGCCCGGAACGCGACCAGGCCGACCAGTGGTTGCTCGACAATAACCTGGCGAGCCGTACTCAGATCCTCATGCGTCGGGAACGCTTGACGCACGACGAGGCGGAGGCCCGGCTCGAGCAGATCGCCGAGGACCAGGCCCGGGAAAACGAAATCTTCGGGGCGGTCGGGGCCGCGCCGGCGGCCCTTCCGGCGGCGGCCCCGGCCGACCTCGAGGATGAGGACCTCGAGAACGAGGACCTCGAGGACGACGGCCAGGATGACGCAGAAGACGCCGATAACGCGAAAGGCTAAAGAACATGGGTCGGCCCCGTAGTCAGCCCCACAGGCCAGTAGACGACGACGACGACGATAGCGGCGAGGCCGGTGAGGCCGAGGCCCGGATTGCCAACCTCGAGAGGATCGCCACCGCCACGCAGGCCAAACAGCTCAAGGGCCACCGCAAGGCTGGTGAGATTCAAGCGGACCTCGACGCGGCCCGAAAAACGCTCCTGCAAATGCTTCACGACAGGGACGGCATGGCGGCCCGCGAGATCAAGGAAAAAAAGCTGTACGAGAGCAAGCGGCGGCTGGCGATGGAGGACTGGGCGCGGGCCGGGATCGAGTGGAACGAGGCCGAATGGGCCGGCGAGCAAAAGGCACCGTACAGGGTCCCGGCGGCATTTTGTGACCAGCTCCACCGGCAGCACTATGCGGTCGCGACGGTCGAGGCCGAGCTCGAGGACCTCCGTCAGGCGGTCGGGGCCGAGGCGTTCGCCGAGGCCCGGAAAGCATAAATAAACAATGTCCGATCCACCCCCTGAACCCTCGAGCCGGGTTGCCGAACGGCTGGCCTGGCTGATCGGGACGACCGTCCGGGTCCGCGTGAGCTACCCCGAATTCGGCAAGGTCCGCACCGAGGAATTTCTGGCCGTCTACCACGACACCCTGCCCGTGGGCGGTGTTTATTTCTTCATGTTTGAGATGGCGGGCAAGCGGCGGCTGATTCGCACCGACGATGTCCTCGAAATCAGCGTGACCGTCGGGCCGAGGCACCCGGCCAAGGTCAAGGAACCCAACGCATAGACCGGGATCAGGTTCACAAATGCCCGAAGCATCCGACACGCTGATTAACTCGCAAAATCAGCGGATTTCGACACTCGAGCGCGAGCTCGCCGAGACCCGGCACGAGAGCAAGACCCGCAAGCTGGCCAACCGGAAACTGGCCGAACAGCTCGCGACCGTCACGAAGGAACGCGACGACCACGCGGCGGCGGCGGCGGTCCTCACCAGGGAACGCGACGAGGCCAGGGTCAAGCTCACGGCGGCCCCCGACGAGAAGGACGCGAAAATCGCGGACCTCGAGCTACGCTTGCGCACCCGCACACATCAGGACAGGTTCAATGAGCTGGCCAGGGCGGCGGGTTGTGACGAGACCGCACTGGCCGCCGCGTGGGACCTTTGTGGATACAGCCCCGAATCCGACGAACCGGATGAGGGGGCACTGAACGAAGCGATCGGGACAGCCAGGAACCGGCTGGCGATCGCATTCAAGGGTCCGGCCCAGTCGGGCCAGGCCACGGGTACGGGAACAGGCACGGGAACGGGCACAGTACCCAAGAAAGCCGCGCTCAGAAATGGGGTCGGCGGCGAGCGGGGTTATTCCGCACAGAGCGCGCATGGCACCCTGCGCGTCCGCAAGTCGGACCTGCGCAGCGTCGAATTCATGCGTCGAAACCAGGACGCGATCGCCGAGGCCAGCAAGGCCGGCACCCTCGAATTGCTCGACGGCTAGTCCGCGCTGTGGATTTTAGCCTCGTGTCTGAGGGTTCAGGATATAAGGAAAGGTTGGTCATCGATGGCCAACGCTGTTTCCGCTTTCTGGCAAACGGTCGTCGCGGCGACCGTCGATGCCGCTCAATTGCTCGCGCCGAGCCACCAGGCGAGCGAAGCTGTCTACATGGATTACTCGCCCGAAGAGGCGGCCATCGGGCAAACGCTCAATGTGCCGATCCCGGGCGATCCGTCGGGCCAGGTCGTCGATGTCGGGGTCGGCGACCTGCCGATCAGCGATGTCGCCTGGTCAACGCAGGCCATCGTCTTCAACCACCATCCCGGTTGGTCCGGTGTTTTCCGGGACTTTGAGCAGTACAACAGCCCGATCCGGCTCCGGAATGCGTTCCTGGACTCCGCGATCAAGGGCATTGAAAACTACGTGAATAACCTCATCACGAGTTTATTCACCACCGCCAACTTCACGAGCAACACGGCCATTTCAGCCACCGCCCACATCATCACCACGGCGCAGGCCAGCCAGGGCCTCACCGTCCTCTCGGACAGGTTTGTCCCGGTGCGGGACAATCCGGAAAACATGAGCTTGCTCACCCCGTCGTCGCCCTATTACGCGATTGTGACGGATTCAAACTGGACCTACGCCCAGACGGCGGGTGCCGTCACGGCCGAGGCCGTGAGGCGCACGGGCGGGATGCCGATCGCCTACGGCCTGAACCTCCGGCTCGACCAGCAGATGCCGGTCTCGGGCACGGCCCCCTCGCGGACGTTCACCGCGGCGCTCCTGCACCGATGGGCCATCGCGATGGCCGTTCGGCCGCTCGCCACCCCGGAAACGACGGTTGTAGAAGTGATGATGTTTAATTTTGCGGGCATCCCGATCCGGATCATGCTCGGCTACAACCATATCAAGCTCGGATTCGTGCTCTCGGTCGATTGCGGGTTCGGCCTCAAGGTCGTTCGTGAAAACATGTGCCAACTTTACTCTATTGCCGAATAACATAACCCGGCAGAAAGGCGGTTTGGCACATGGCAAGCGAAGCGATCGCAACACTGCGGCAACAGGATGCCTTTCCCGGCGCGGGCGGGCTTCCGGCCGCGAACGTCGCCACCAATCTCGGGCAGGGTCTCGGCTTTCCCGCCGGGATGCCGGCCCCGTTCACGGCGCAGGTCTGTGCCGCCTATTTCCAGTTCTATGTTCCGGCGGCAATCGGTCTGGCCACCGGAATGACCGTCAACCTCGTCCTGGTGGACGACCTCGCGAACCCCGGGGCGGGATTGAAGGCCACATTCGACGTTCAGTATGCGTTCGTCGGTGCCACGACCACGGAGCTCGACACCGCGTTTAGCGGCACCAATGACTCGGTCCAGGTCACGATGCCGGCGACCTCGGGGCAGCTCAAGACGCAGGCGATTGCGGCGATCAACGCGCACATGGCCGGATCGGTTGCGGCGAGCTCGTGGGTTCTCCTGCGGGTCCGCCGCAACCCGGCGGCCAGCGATACGCACACCGGGCGGATCATCCTCCGGTCCGTTTATATCATGAATACGTGATCGATTCTACATCGAAAGATGGCGATCGATCACTCTCGAGGTCCGCCCTGGGGCCGGGCCGATGACAGATGGCGGCGGCTCGGCCCCCTTTTATGCCCTTTTAAGGTACTCGTTCGTTGGCGGCATATACCACAACACAGGCCGGCCCGTGGAACCTGACGTCGACCTGGGGCGGGTCCGGCCCACCCGGCAACGGCGACACCGCGACAATTGCCGGGCACGCGATCACGATCGGGACGGCCGTTACGGTCGGGTCCTCACCGGCCACCGGCGGCACCGCCGCACTCACGATGCAAGGGTCCTCGACCCTGGCCATCAATGCGGGCGGGTCACTCATCTTGAAGGGTGATCTATCCGTGAACGCGCTGGGTTCGGGCTTGCAGTGCGCGATCACGATGGCGGCCGGGACCTCGCTGAACTGGACCGTGCCGGCGGGTCAAACCTACTATTACAGCCTGGTCAACGGCTGCCCGATCACCTGCAACGGCACGAGCGGCAGCCATTGCACGGTGAGTGCGACACTCGGAAACAGCTCATCGTATGTTTATTGCACCAGTGTCGCCAGCTATGACATCGGGTTCATCAATTGCACGTACACCGATTTCTCGAACATGGCGGCGGCCCCCGGCGTCGTGAATGGATACGGCGTGTGGGCGCAGGTCGATGCCAGCGGCGCGAACACGCCGATCACCTGCACCAATTGCACATTCACGGCGAGCAATTATCTCGCCTGGTGCGGCCGCACGCTGACGTGGAACGGCAACGTCACGGTCAGCAATAACAAGTTCAGCTCGTCGATCGCCGAGACGGACCTGGGCGGCAACTGCTGCTGTGAGGTCACGTTCAACAACGCACCGTCCGGCGGCACGCGCGTGGTGTCGTTCAACTCCTTCGATCTGGGATACGGGGCCGCTCATTACACCAACTGCGTCACGCACGACAATTATTTCGGTGGCGGCCTGTTTTTCAACACGATCAGCGGCAACGGCGGGGCCTGGGGCGACGAGACCTACTTTTACAACAATTTCGTCGTGGGTGGGGCGAACGTTGTCAAGCCGATCGGCGGGGTGAAATCGTGCTATTTCCAGAGCACCGTTTCGGCCGCCGGTGCGACCCTGCTCGGCCCACCCTCCGACCTGCCGACGTTCAACATCATCGGTTGCATATTTGAGAATACCAACGCATCCCAGACCGGCCAGACGTGGGCGTATTACTCCGTCGGCAACGTGACCCGCACGGTATCGATACGCAACTGTCTCGTGCTACCCACGGCGGGGACCACGCATCACTCGGGCGTGCTCGTGATCGAGGGTGAGGCGTACACGACGGCGGTCCTCGAGCACAACACGCTGTATTGCGGCGACATGGCGCAGTTCACGCCGATCTCGGCGGGCTGGAGTACCGCGGCCCGGTCGGGCCAGGTCTCGAGCTTGAAAGCCAATTTCACATGGTCGGACGCGAAGCGGCAAAGTGTCTGCTACAAGCTGAGCGCGATCAGCGGCCAGACCTCGGGCGGCAACTCCAACGTCGTGACACCCACCAGTGCCGATTACAACGGCAGCTATAACGGATACACGGATAAACCCTCGACGTGGCCGAGCAACTCCTACACGTTCGCGGGGAACGGGTATCAGCTCAATTTCACCGCCTATCCGGGCGCTCACGACCTCGCGGACCAGGACCCGCAATTCGTTGACCGGACCCGCAACCTCTCGGCCTGGTCCACGCACAAGGGCGGGCCGGGCACCAACGCCGATGCGCTGGCCCGGCTCAAGGCCGATCCGTCTCTCATCGCCGGCGACCTGATGCCGTGGGTCTGGGGCGGGTTCGTGCCGAGCAACATCGCGCTCAAGAGTGCGACCTATCCCGGCGATACGACGACCCTGGACGCCGCGGGCAACGCCATGAACGGCACGATCGGTGCAATCGGCTATCCGGCGGCGGCGGCGGTGACCCATTTCTTGACCCTACTCGGTTGCGGGGCTTGAAAAAAACATGGCCGACAACGTCAATTACACCAACCCCGGCACGGGAACGGTCATCGGGGTCGATTCCTGCACCGTCAATGCGGTCGCGGGTGTGGGCGTGCCACTCGGCAAGACGGGATTCGGGGCGAATGATTCCTGGAATTACGTCACCGCCACGGTCGGCCTGCCCTCGAACGTCGTCCAGGTCGGCGGCTCGGCGTTCGCGCTCGGTCAGCAGCTCGCGGCGGCCAGCCTGCCCGTGGTGCTGACGGCGGCCCAGCTCTCGACGCTGACACCGCTCACATCGGTCGGGATTACCGGGTCGGTGGCCGTGACGGGAACCTTTTTCCAGGCCACCCAACCCGTCAGCCTGGCAAGCTCCGTGGCGGTCACGGGGACATTCTGGCAAGCCACGCAGCCGGTGAGCGGGACATTCTGGCAAGCCACGCAGCCGGTGAGCATCGCGACCCTACCGGCCCTGGCGGCGGGCTCGGCGACGATCGGGAACGTGGGCGTGGCCGCGACGACCAGCGGCGGGGCGACCCCCTATCACTATGTCTCGGCGGGCAGCGCGAACCAGGACGCGCAGCAAATCAAGAGCTCGGCGGGCCAGGTCTATTCGATCAGTGCCTCGAACGGCTCGGCCTCGACCCGATACTTGAAGGTCTACAACGTCGCGGCCCCGACCTCGGCGAGTACCCCGATCGGGTCCTACATCCTCCCGGCCGGCGGCGGCAATAACGTGCCGTTGCCGATGCCGCTGGCATGCTCGACGGCGATCGCCATCCGGATCACGACGGGCCTGGCCGACAATGACACGGGAGCGGCCTCGGCGGGCGACGTGTCGGTCAATATCGGGTACGCATAAACGATGTCCGGCGCAACGCTGCTTTTATTGCTTCAGAATGCCTCGAACGTCGCGACCAGCTATACCCTCACGGGGCCGAGCTCGGGCGCGGTGAACGTCGCGTCGGCGAATTTTTCGGTATTGCCCAACGGCGTCGCGAACACGTCGGTCATCCCGCACACGTCGGGGTCGGGCCTGTTCTATCCGAGCATGCTCTCGTTCGCGAACAGCTCGGCCGCACAGGCATTTCAGTACACCCCGTACACCACGGCCGGTTCTCCGCACACGATCACGACCACGGCCAGCCCGCCGCTCGGCACCGATCCGGCCGGCATCCTCTATACGGTCACGGCACCGGCCACCCAGTTCACGCTCACGGGGCCGACGTCGGGGCCGGTGAACGTCGCATCGGCGGCGTTTACCGTGACGCCCGATGGCACGGTCTCGAGGGTGGTCACACCGGCCTCGAGCGGGGCCGGGTCGTTCAACCCGGCCAGCCTGACCTGGTCGAGCGAAAGCACGGCCAAGACGTTTGCCTACACGCCCTCGTCGCTGGCCGGGTCGCCGCACGCGATATCGATCAGTGCCAGCCCGTTCCTGCCGGTCGTCGGGTCGCCGATCAACTACACGGTTCTCGCGGTCTCGGACCTGATCGTCGGCGGGTACTACTCGCAGGTCGTCGCCAGCTCGGACGACTTCGACGATATCGAGGCCGCGGCGGCCATTTTGCTGAATTGAATTGACCTCACACGAGGCCGAGGCCGAGGACAATGGCCAGTCAATTGACGTTGCAGGTCGTGCAGGGTGCCTCGCGCGATTTCCAGCTCCAGATTGCCAGCTCGAGCGACGCAACCCCGTGGTCGCCCACGAACCCGTCGCCGTTTTTGTCGAGTGATACTCTATCAGCCGTGGTCTGGCCCGGGGCCGACCAGCCGATCATGTTGACGCTCGTGCCGACCTGGGTGGACGTGGTCTCGGCGATCTATCTCCTGCCCTTTGCCAATGCCGACACCGCGGGCTTGCCCGTCGGAACCGCGTACATCCAGGTCTCCGTGACCCGCGGGGCCAAGACGGCCACGGCGGCGAATTGCCGACTGCAAATTCAGGCGGCACCCGGGGCGGCGGCGGCGATCCCGACATACACGACATTCAACGATATGAAATTGTATGCACCCTGGATCGAGACATTGCAGGACACCAACGATACGGCCGGATTCCTGGCCCAGCGCGGCCGGGCGAGGTCATGGCTCGACAATGCCCTGACGGATCGGTTCAAGATCCGGCCGCTGTCGCCTCAGCTCGGCAGTGCGGGGGCCTTCCCGTTCTTCATGGGCGGGCCGGTCGACACCCTGCCGATGAAATGGTTCAGAGACATCCTGGCGACCAACTCGGGCGTCGGCGGCAAGCCCGCCCTGATCGTGACCGACACGGTGCGCGAGGCGGTCTCGAAAATGGCGCTACATTACGTGCTCGCGGACGAGATCCTCCGGGCCAGCGAGTCGCCCTACGTCAACCTGGCCGGCAATTTCGCGAGGGCGGCGGGCGGGTGCCTCCGGTCACTCAAAGCCGAGATTGATTTGAATGGGGACGGGTACGGCGAGTACATTGTGAACATGAGTGCAACTGACGTGCGATGAAAATCGAGTGGAACCCTCAGCTCAAGCTGCCGACCGCACCCGAGGCGGCGGTGTATCAGGCGATCATCGACCAGCTCACGCGTGATCCGGTCCTCACACGGATTTTTACCCCCGACAACTGGCGGGTATTCAGCGGGGACGCGACCCGATCGGCCCGGCCCCCGGCTCGAGGCGGCGGCCCGGTCGTGACGATCTGGCCCACCGGCGGCCCCTCGGCGCTGTGGTCGCCGGGCAGCCAGGTCATCCCCCTGTTCCTCAATATCGAGCTGTCCGTTCCGTCAAGCTGCGTGCTCGATCTCGTCAACCTCTGGCACGCGATCCGGACGGCCATCTATTCCGGCCAGTTCGAGAGTGACACCGCGTTCTGTGCGGCATTGCAGGCGATGGGCGCGCACAGCGGAGTGATGACGTTCAGCCAGGCGGCGTTCGATCAGACCCCGGAAATCGATGGGGCGCTGTTCTTATCGGTCGGCCAGGTCCGGATTGAAATACGGCTCAACACATAAGCAACCATGCCCATTGGACCGAAAGGAGATTGCCCGGTGAACACACAAGGTCTGATCGACGCGGCGCTCGAGGCCCAGACGGACTACGACGATGCCGTGCGGGGCTCGGCCACGGCCACGGTCAAATTGCAACAGGCCCGGCAGACGTTAAACCTGGCGAACCAGGCCCTGCACGACGATCTGGCCGCCAACGGGCCGGCCTACACGCTCGACGAGACGGTCACGCCGCCGGTCCTCACGGTGTACCAGGCGGTCGATCCCGATACCTGGAAAGCGACCATCATCCGCCCGGCCGAGGCGGCGTGAGGACAGGGTGCACGGCAACCCGTATTATTAACGCATAAGGTCATCAACATGGCTGTACGAGAATTCTGCATGCTGGTCCAGGAGTCGGCGTACAAGACGCCGGTCGGGTCGCCGGTCCTCGGCACGTCGATGATCTATCCGCGATTGAGCGACTCGAACGCATTCACGATGCGAGCGAAGCCGAACCAGGTCCGGGTACCTCGCGGCGGCGGCCAGGCGACCAATGCCTATGTGGTGAGCGCGAAAACCGATCTCGAGGGCACGCTCAAGATTGTCCTTTGCTACTCGCAGGCGGCGTTTTTGCTCGGATGGGCGACAACCCCCATCAATGCGGGCCAGACGCTCCCATACGTCACGACCGAGCCGCCGGGCGACCTGGCGTCGATGGCCATCTATCACGCGATCCTGCGCAGCGATAGCACGCTGAAACGTAGGGTGTACCTCGGGTCGAAAGTCGTGTCGTGGACCCTCGAGAACAGCGCCGATTCCCCGCTGTTGATGCTCACGTTGAATATCCGTGCATCGACACCGCAGGGCAACATTCACGACAGCTCGACCGACCCCAACTCGACCGTGTTTCCGGCCCCGGCCGATACCGCGTTCCCCACCGACGCGGTGCTGTTCACGCACTTAGCCGGCGGCGTCACGCTCTCGGGGTCGGCCCGCACGCAATTTGATAGCCTGCGGCTGAGCGCGACGCACGCGACCGACCCCAAAACATTCGAGAGTGTTTACGTGAATGTCCACCGATTCTGGGGTCGGGAAACCACCCTCGCGATGACAAATTATTACAAGCCGACGCCCGACGACCGATCGACCTACGAAGCCGTGACCGTGGGCTCGAACACGATCGTGTGGACGGGTGCCTCGCACACGATCACCGCCACGATGAACGCGCAGAACGTATTTACCACTGTTGATGATGATCTGGGCATTGACAAGTGCTTCATGCAATCGGCCGAGATGCTCAATAACTGGGATGCGTCGGCGGGTGGCGATATCTCCTTTGCCGTGACTTGACATGGCGCTGGCCTATGGGTTCGTGATTGAGGGTATCGAACCCGTCGACATCGATCAGTACGGCGAGCACGCGCGGCGGGAGTTCTGGCGGGCCGTGGTCAAGCTCGGCCTCGAGGTCAAGGATAGGGAATTAGCCTCGGGCAAGGATATTCAAGGCGACCCCCTGGTCCCGATTAGCGAGTACACCCGGCGGCACCGCAAGAGCTGGACCGGCCGTGCCGACCCGGCGGCCCCGCCCCTGATTCCGGCTTACGCCGGCTCGAGGACCCGAGCCCTCCTGGATGGCCGGGCGACTCGCAACCGGGCCGAGTTTTTCTGGCGGGCCGACCCCGTGAGCGGCAAGCCCTGGGGCAGGACGCTGGACTATCACCGGCGAGGCACGAAGCGGCTTCCCGTGCGGGACGTGATCGGGATTAGCCCGGCGGGCCTGGCCGTGGTCAAGTCGCTGGCGCTCAAGGCGTGGAATCTCATCAAGGGTGGCAAGCCGGGCCGGGAAGCGGCCGAGGCGAAGGCGCAGAAAAAGGTCAAGCCACCGGCGAGGCCCAGGACCGAACGGGTATCACGACCGCCCAGGGTCGTCGAGCTCGGCAAACGCCAACCAACCTGGTCGAAATCGATTCAGGTTTATGAAACCGAGGCCCCGCCACCGGCACCGCCACCGGCCGAGGCGAAGCCGAAGCCCGCACCGAAGCCCGCACCGAAGCCCGCACCGAAGCCCGCACCGCCGCCCGCACCGAAGCCCGCACCGCCGCCCGCACCGAAGCCCGCACCGAAGCCCGCACCGAAGCCCGCACCGAAGCCCAAGCCGAAGCCGAAGCCCCAACCGCCGATCGAGCTCAACCCAACACCGATTCAACCGGTTGCGGTCCAGCCTGCTCGACCCTTGCCAGAGAAGACCAGGCCCAGGGACCGGATGACCCCGAAGGAACGGTGGATCGCGGGCAATATCAGGGCGGCAGAACGCGAGGGATTCATGGCCAGGGAATATGATCTCAAGACGGTCGCACAGATGATGGGGATAACCGAGGAGGAGGCGCGGCGGTGTCCCGGGTTCTATTACGCTGGCGACGCGAAATTCCCAGAACAGATCGTGATTAACTCAGAAGCGTCTCACTGGAATGCGGACGATCGACAAGCCCAGGCCGACCGAGATCATCGATCCAAGTGGTTCTCGACGGACTCGACAATGCACTTCATTTCGCATGAGATTGGACACGGCAAGCATGCCCGAAATATTGGTGTCCAGGCGTTCGCGCATGGCCATAATCTGCCGCTAGACGACGAGCTCAAAGCCGAGATCGCCAGGGAAGTCAGCCGTTATGCGGCGACCGATCGCCACGAGTTCGTGGCCGAGGTCTATGCCAAGCTCTCCTCGGGGCATACCCTGTCTGAGAAGCTCCTCAAGTTTTACGATTCGCTGGGCGGGGTGCGACCGTGACAACACGTCCCATATGCCTCGATTGCGCACACTTCGACCAGGCCGAGGCGATCCGAAGCGGCAAGTATCGCTGCAAGGCGTTCCCGCTCGAGATCCCCCAGACAATTCTCGTCAATAACGCGGACCACAAGAAGCCCTACCCCGGCGACAACGGCATCCGGTTCGAGCCGATTCGACCTGGCGGCACGGGTGTCGGGCAAGGTATATCTGGTTCCTCGGCCGCCGACACCGGCCGGCGCAACCCCGTGACGTGACGTGACGTGACGTAACCCGAACCTGAATCCTCGAGGAACCCGACGATGCGTATCCCCGCAATGCTGTTATTTGTCCTCGGCGTGCTGTTCGCGCTGGCGGCCTCGGCGGCCGTGGCGACCCCGGCCCGGGCCGACCTGGTGCTCTACGCGCAGGAGGCTGGCGTCAACGGCGGGGCCATCACCCAGATCGCGATGTCGGGCGATTTCAGCTCGGCCAGCTTCAACGGCGTGTACGGCGATTTCACGCTCAGTATCTTCGGCTCGACCTCGAACCAGGGCGTCACGCTCTCGAGCCTGTTAGGGGCCGACGTCGCGATCCAGAACAACGCGGCGACCACGAAGACGATCACCCTGTTCGCATCGCAAAATGATTATGCGTTGCCCATCGAAAGCATCCTGGCGATCACGTCGGGCATGAGCGGCACGGTGAATACCGGCACGCTCGGCGGGGCCGGTGTGTTCCAGGCGTACGCGGACCCGAACAATATCCTGCTCGGGACGGCGTTCACCAACGGCCTGCAATCGGCCAGTTTCAACGGCAACACGTTCAACACGGGTACGGCCACGGGGGTATTCGCTCGCGGGGCTGGGCCTTACTCGCTCTCGGCCAAGGTCACGGCCACGGTCTCCGGCGGCGGCGAGGGGAATTTCAGCGATCAGGTCAACGCGGCGGCGATCCCCGAGCCGGGCGGGCATATCCTCCTGGGGATCACGGCGGTAATCGCCTGGCTGCGGATTCGCGGCCTGGCCCGGCCTCGTCCGGCCTCGGCCTCGGCGGCGGCGGCCTGAATCGGTGGCCCAAAATACAGGCGGCGAGGCGAGGCGGCCCGGGCGCGTCCCCCGGGCCGATTTCGTTATGTCCCAGTGCGCCTATTGCCGGCACTACATCCAGAACGACCTCTATCCTCACGGCGTCTGTCCCGCGTTCCCCGGGGCGATCCCGCGTGAGATTCGCGAAAACCGGTTCGATCACCGGCGGCCGCACCGGGAGGAAAAACAGCCCGTGCGGCTCAACTTTCACCCCGGGATTCCCGCTCTGGTGATCCGGGCGATCCAGCGGCATCTCGATCAGCTCCGCTAGGGAAGGGCAGGGAAGGGAATCGATCAGCCGATGGCAATCGTCGTCGAGCGGCCGATGTCCTCGGCGCTTTTGAAGCGCTGCGGCCAGATCGACGCCAGCCTGAAACCCGGGTCGCGGGCGATGAAGGAATTCCGTGAGGATTTCCGGCTGGTCGTCGTCGAGGATCATTACGAGATGCTCCTGCGCGGTGTCGACCGCTACGGCCAGGCCCGGGCACCGCTCGCGGCCCGGACCCTGGCCGACCCCAGGCGCGGGCCGGGTCCGTCGCTGATACCGCGATACTATCAATCGCGGTTCCTGGCCAATTTCCGGGCGACCTGGGATATCCGCGCAAACGTGCAAGCGCTGGCATGCGCTTATGTCGATATCCTATCGAAGCAGGGCAAGCCGTTTGTGCAGTACCACATGACGGGCGCGACAAAAAAAGGCACGAACTGGGTCCTGCCCCGGCGCGATACCGGCGGGATCACACCGGCGGGCTGGGCGCAGGTCAAGAGCCTGTTTGCCAGGATGGCTAGCTATATTTTGATGGATTGATATCAACCGTAAACGACCGTCAGCTAAAGCAGACGGCTTTCCGGCTCACCTCGCGGGGGTCCGAATCCCCGGTCAACGGTGGCCAGTTCTGAGGCCGGTTTACAGGCGGCCCAAACCAGGCGATTACTCGCCTAGCTGTGTTTGCAACGTGTCTCGCATTGCTCGGCCGGCCTCACGGCGAAACGGTTGTCTCCAGAGGGAGTGTCTTTGCCTTTTAAGAGGCCGATGTACGGACGCTAACCCGGATCGGCCGGGTTAGCAATCGTTGTTTCGATATTCCAACATCCAGGAGCGGCGATTCCTCCGTCGCCTGAACGCGACGGTATCCTCGCCGGACTTTTATGACCGAAGAATTTTTACGGTTGCTCGTCGAGGTCAAGGGTCAGGCGGCGCTGGCCGATCTCAAGAAACAGCTCAGCGACGTTGAGGCCGAGGAACAAAATCTCAAGGCAGCCTATCAAGGCAACACGATCACCGCGGAGGAGCTCGACAAGGAAACCCGTCGGCTTGCGGCCTCGCACAAGGAGCTCTCCAGGTCGATCGAAGCGGTTGAAAAGGGCTTTCCCAAAGCGTCGAGCGGTATGGCCGGGTTCGGGCAATCGGCCATGCAAACCGGCCGGGTCGCGCAGGATTTCGCGCAAGGCGGGATCGGCGGGATTCTTAACAACATCGAGGGCCTGACGATGGCCCTGGGCGGCGGCGCTGGCCTGGCGGGCGCACTGACACTGGTAGGCGTCGCGTTTTTGGCACTCAAGCCGAAAATCGGCGAGATAGCGGACTCGCTCGGCCTGTTCCAGACGGAGATTGTCACGACCAAACAGCAAATCGAGGCCCTCAAGAAACAGGTCGAGGACCTCGAGAAGAAACCCGGCAAACTGTTCATCGACATCCAGCAATTGAACGAGGCCGAGAAACACTTAGAGACGCTCGAGCGGCGGCTGGCGGCGTTCAACAAGGCCAAGATCACGGCGGGTGCCGAGGACCTTGCGACGCGGGCCACAAAGGCCGTCCGCGAGACGGTCGGCTCGGAAGCCATCGAAAAGGCGGTATTTGAACAGGACCGTATCGCCGGGCGATCCTACGGCAAGGCCGAGGACGAGGCGGCGGCGGCCAAGATCCGCGCCCAAATCAAAGGGGTCGAGGACCGGATACGCCTGGGCGCGACGACGCGCAAGGACGCCCAGTCCACCCTCGATATCCTCGCCGGGCAGCTCGAGCCGATCCTGGTTCGGATCGACGAGGCGAACCGGGCTCGGGCCAAGCAAACGGTCGGCGCGTTCCTCGAGGGCGACGTGGGGGCGATTGCCGAAATGCAAACCCGGATCGGACGAGCCCCCGGCGCGTTCGACGAAGATTTCCGGCGGATGGTCGGAAACCTGCCTGGCAGTGCGGCGGCGGCGGCCAAGGAACGGCGGGACAAGAAAATCGACGAGCTCAACGAAATGGGGCTCGAGAATCAAGAGATTGCCCTGAAGGAACGGGAAAAGATCGACGCGGAACGCACGAAAGCGGCCGAGGATGCCACCAAGACAGAGACGGAGGCCGACGAGAACGTCAAGAAACATATGACCAAAGTCGCGGCCGACCGGACCGCCGCGGCCACCCGGGAATCAGAGGCCAAAAAGCGGCAAATCGAGTCGAGTACGACGGTCGACGAAGAGGCGGCCCTGGCCGCGGCCCGCTACCGGGCCATGGGTGGATACGAGGACCCGAGGACCGGGCGGTTCGTGAAACTAAGTCCGCTCGAGCAACAGGCGGCGCTCGAAGAGGATATTTTGCGGCGGCTCCGGCCGCAAAAGCTGGGCAAGGCGGCGGCCCCGGTAGCCATGGGCCTGGCGACGCAGGCATTCGAGGCCGTCGACCGCGAGAGTGCCGACCTGGTCGCCCGTGGCATGGACGCTTCGGGGGCCAATCAGGAAGTGATTTTGACCGCGCTCGAGCATTTGACGGCGCGGGTCGAGGCATCCGAGGCACGGAGCAAGAACCTCGGCCGAAGGGCGGCCCAGATCGAGCAACGAACGCGCAATTTCACCAGCTCGGACATACCTGGATTTTAACTGACCCTTGGCTATTACCACCCTGACGATCGGCGGTACGGCCGTGTCGCTCCCGCGAGACGTGACCCTCGACCGGATGATCGCCTATTGCCGCGGCGGAATGCCCAGTCTGGCCTTCAGCGTGCCCGGCGGGCCATTGCTGGGCCTCCCGGACCCCTACCTCGGCAAGGAGATCATTCTTTCGATCAGCGGGACGGTGCGGTTCAAGGGCGACGTGGTTTCCGTCGCGCCGGCCCCGGACGCGCGGCTCGGATGGACCCGGAAATACCAGGCCCTCGGCATGCGCAATCGCGGGGACTGGTTCGCTCACGAGGACGCCAATAACGGGACCTGTCAAAGCGCGTATAACCTCACGGCGGATAATCAGCTCGACGATTACCTGCCCTCGCGCGCGGGTCGCACGGTGGGCCAGATCCTTCAAGACGTGTTCACGATGCCCGGCAACGCGGCCAAACTCTCGGCTTATGGGTTCGTGGTCTCGGCGACGACGCTCGCGGACCTTGCGGCGCTCACCTTGATCCCCCGCGCATCGGTCTATTTCGGTGGCGAGCGGTTTTTATCGGCCGCCGATTCGCTGCTGCTGGCCTGGGCGCAGAATTACGCGCTGCATGTGCAGCCCGATGGCACAATCCGAATCCTCGACCTCCGGACGTTCACCGCGCACACGCTCACGATGGACGCGGCGACGCCCGAAATCTTCCCGTCGGCCATCTCGCGAGATATCTCCAATTGCTTCACCCGGGTCGAGATCCTCGGGGCACCGATCGCCGAGCCGTTTCTGTTCGGCCTGGTGGCCGGCGGCCTGTCCGAGGCGCTGTTCGCTCATGACGGCTTGACGGTGGCCGCGGCGAAGGCGGCGTGGAAACCGGCGGACTGGACTCAGCCCGGGCTGGCGAACGGCTCTGGCGTCAACATCGGCACATATGACACCGGTACCTGTACCTGCCCGACGACGACGACCGTAACGTGTACCTCGAGCAATTCGACCCATGCGTTCGCGGCCAACTGGTGGGACCAGACGGCCAGCGGCCGGCATGGCGTGATGATGCTGCAATACTCGACTGGCACCCTGATTACCTCGTATGCGGCCCGCAATGTGGTCGCCAATACCTCGATGTCGGCCGGCGGGACGGCGACGTTCACGCTCGACCGGGCCTTGCCGAATCTCCTTTTTGACCGGTACACGGTCACCGGCACAACCAAGGACGCATCGGTTGTATGGTGCCTCTATCAGCTCCCGGCCTGGGCCGGCCCGAAAGTCGCGAAGCAAACCACCTATCCGTTCGCGTTCCATGCCTCGAGCGGCCTGGCCGAGACGACGACGAGCTCGCCGACCGGCTGGATTCTCTATTCCGATAGCGGGTCGCCCCCGTATCAGGAATATGCGACCCCGGTCACGGTCGACTCGGCCAGTGGGACGGTGCGGTTTGCTTATCCGACGTACTTGACGGCGGGTGCTCATGTGCCGACCGACGTTCGCGCCGTCGTGCCGATTTACACGGGAGCGAACCAGGCGTTTGCCCCCTCGAGCTCGAGCTATTCCGGCACGGCATACACGGTCGAGGGCATCCAGAAAACGCTCACGGTTCCGCTCCCGGCGTGGCGTGATCCCGCGGCGCTCTCATCAATGAATGCGTTCGCGGCCGACATCCTCGACGCGGTGTCGAATACGGTCCTCGAGGGCACCGTGACGTATCTGGGCCTCTACACGCTGGCCCTCGACATGGGGATCGCGCTCAATATCGCGGGTAACGGGTATGTGACTGGGTGGGAAGCGGGTACGATCCCGGCCCTTCCGGTCGTCGAGTGCCAGGTTGAGTGGCCCAGCAAGGACTCACTCGACCACATCACGACCTTGCGTTGCAGTTCGCGGCGGGCTCACCTCGACAGCGCGGCCTTTTTGCCCCCCTCGAGGACCGGAATCACCTGGGATTTCGGCGAAATCGACGCCCGGCTGTACGGCCTGGGTGGCGTCCAGTACGAGTCGACGCCGATTGTCAAAGGGCTGGATGCGGTGCCTCGCGGGCTGGATGCGGTGCCTCGCGGGCTGGATGCGGTGCCTCGCGGGCTCGATGCGGTGCCTCGCGGCTTGCCCGGCCCGACGCCCTGGCCCGAGGCGGGATTTTGAACCGTGAACGACCCCCGAATCGATTACCTCGAGAGCCAGGTGAATCTCTTGATTGCGCGCCTGGCGGCTGCCGAGGCCCTGTTAGCGAAGCTCGCGCAAAGGCAATGGCAACTTGTCGGGACCCCGTCGGGCACGCTCGGCGGCGGTGCGGTCCAGGCGGCCAGCGGGACCGGCATCACGGCCAAGGCGAGCGGGGTCCTCGGCTCGGCAACCTACACGCTGCAAATCCTCGACACGTCCACCGGCACGCTTTCCTCGGGCGCGAGCGTCACGGTCTGGAACGACGCACCCAACGCGGTCGGGACGGGCGATATTTATGTCGGCCGAGACGAGAGTGGGAACTATTACGCGATCACGGAATTTTGTTAATTGGGCGCGCTCAAAAACTCACCCGGTTGCGGCGTCACGGGCGGGTGTTGTGGCACACATATCAACGTCCAGTGTTGCAATACGTTTCAGGGCGGGGTGCCCGGCGCATCGGTCACGGTCAAGCATTCGGGGTCCACCGTGGCCTCCGGCACGACGGACGCGAACGGCAATTTTGCGCTCGCCCTGGCCGCGGGCAGTTACACGGCGGACGTGTCCGGCTCGAGGCTGACCGGAGTGATCGGCCACGCCTTCACCCTGCCCGGCGGCGTGGTCGTCATCACGACGACCCCGAATCCCAGCTACGATTGCGGCGGCGGGTTCGGTTGCGCGACCCCGCTCGTGCCCACGCTGCATCTCACCGATAGCGTCCGCGGCATCACCGCGACGCTCCCGTTCAATAGCGGCGTCGCCGAGTGGGTCAGCGGTTGCTATGCGTTCAATTACACGGCCGGGACCTGGGCGGACCCGTCCTGTCCGAGCGCCACCGGTTGCGCGGTCGTCTATCATTTCGACGGTCGGTCCCTGTATTACGAGACGGCATGCGATGCGACCGGCCTGTGCCCGGTGTCGGCCCCGTGTAACCCGCTTTTATGGACATACACGCTCCGACACTCGACCTCCGCTGTCATCACGGCCTGCCCGACCAGCGCCTTTCTTTGCACCGGCGGCGGGTACACGCTGACGGAGTGACCCTGCCGTGTTCCCCGAAACGCTCTGCGCGTCGTGTCCGCGGCGGACCCACGGCCTCGGCCCTCCGTGCCCGGCTCAGGCGACCGGCCATCGGCGGTTTTGCGACCTGGCCGCGGCCGGAGACCACCGGTACGACGCATTCCTCGTCGGCCCGGCCGAGGCTCCGGCCCTGCCGAATCTCGCGGCCCAGGCCATCGGGTTCGTGGTGGCCGCGGCCAGGCATCTCCTGGCCGGCGCGCCGGAAGCCTCTCCCGAGCTCGTGGCGGCCCGGCTGGCGGTGTGCGAGGGGTGTGACCATCTAATCCGCCCGGCTCGACGGTGCGGCCTGCTGGCGGGCACCGGATGCGGGTGCTACGTCGATAAAAAAGCGGCGTGGCTCGAGCAGACCTGTCCCGCGGGAAAGTGGCCGATCCCGTGACGACAGCGGCCTAGCGGATCACCCGCAGGTCACACCGAATCGTCAGCTCAAGTCCGTTCAGGACGGCGCGGCGAATCAGGCTCGACGGCGGCGGCAGCGGCTCGGCCTCGAGCCGGTCGGGGTACAGCCCCAGAATCAGCCTGCGATCGTGTTCGGCCATCGGCACGACCTCGCCGACGTTCCGGCTCGGCGATTCGGCCAGGACCAGGGTGAGGCGGCGGGCCGGTTCGGGACGGGCGGCGCTCGGCCCCCGGGCCGACGGACTGAACCGGATCGCCCACCTCTGGTCGGCCGCCCCCCGCAAGAGGTCGGACAGACACACCGGGAATATCCCGGCCAGGGTCCGCATGGACTCGGCGTCGCGGCTCGAGGCTGCGGAGAACATCCCCGGGATGCTCGCCGGAGCGAGGTGGACGATGCGGCGGGGCCGAGGCGGGACGGGGACAGCGGCGAGACGAATCACGATCGTCGGACCTCCCGGCCGATAGAGATTTCAGGGATCGGAAACGTCCACGAACGGAGTCGACGATGAAACGGGAACCCGTATCTCAGAAACCCCGGCGCGGCGGTCGGTCGGGTCGGCCGCCGGTCGGGGACCTGGTTGCACTCACGATCCAGGTCGACCGGGATTACCGGACCCGGCTCGCCCTGTACCTCGCGAGCACGAAGGACACGGCCGGCGGATATCTCCAGCGGCAGACACGCCGGGACCTCGAGGAACGGACCTCCCGGATTGTTGGGTCCTGGACCGCAACGACCCCGACCCCGGGAACCGGCCCCGGCGGCCCCCAGAGCGGCCCCCCTGCCCCGGCCGGTAGTTCGGCCGAGCAGACCCCGTAATCGCGCCATATCGCCAGCCAGCGGCCTTCCCGGCCGTGCCGGCCCCGGCAGGGCAGGGGGCGGGCCGGGCGGCCGAATAGTGTACGGGCGTGCTCTTGACGGCCGGTTGTCGAAGTTGCATGTAGTGTACACGGCCGGGGCCTTAGTGACTACTCCGTCCCTTGAAAGGGACGGCTTCTTGGGAGACGCATGCGGCAACCCGCTACGTTACCTCCCACTGGCCCAGTCCGGGCCAGCCAGCCG